TTTGTATCGCGGGTAACCATGACGGTGCCGTCTATGCCCGAAGGCTTTAGGAAGAGGTACGCTGCTGCCCGCTCTACACAGCAGTTCTTCCCGTCATGACTATTTCCCAGGCTCGCACCTTAGAGGAACTTTACTTACGCAGTGGCTTGACTTGGACCTTGGTGCCATCCTTGAGGATGTACTGGTCCTTCATCTTCATGTCGAAGGTTGTCTTCTTGGAGTCAACCAAAGCCGGGTTGGGATACTTGTCCACCATCTTGAATCCAGCGGCGGACTTATCCGCGCCTGCGTTGGCGTTCGGCTTCCCCTTGTTGCTACCACTCTGAGGAGCACCCGCTGCGCGCTTTGCGCCCGGTGCCAGACTGAACTCCTTGGCAATCTGACGAACCACAGTCGGGAACAGACTGTCTGAATATTGCTTGTACAGACGCTCTACTCCGGCCAGATCTTTTTGCTGATAGAGCTTGTCTTTTGCTTTCATGAACGTCGGGTTAGTCTTCAGGTGCTTGTGCCAGATTTCTTCCTTCACAGCACGGTCGAGTCGAGAGAGGGTGTTGGGAGACAGTTTCTTCTCCGCACCGTTCAGATAGGACGCCAGTTCCGTGTTGATCTTGGGATTCATCCACGCTTCGTTGCGCGTAAGGACGTCGCCCTGGAACCGTTCAATTTCCTTCTGCTCGTAACCCTTCTTCTCCGTCTCCCATGCCTGAGCCTTCGGGTCCACGGCCTTGGACTTCGGAGCCTGCTTGCTCATGTTCTGGAGACCAGCGATGCGGCTTTCAATCGCGGTGAAGTAGTTCTGCGCCAGCTTCGTGTCGCCAGCGGCCAGAGCTTGCTTCATCAGCAAGAGGTCTGTGATGGTGCCGTCATTCGCAAGAGTCTGCGTGATGATCTGTGCACCCAGATAGTTGTAGAGTTCGGGATTGACTTCGCCCAGCTTGCCGAACATCACGGGAGCAAGTTTTTCCGCTGCTAAGGCATTCGCTTCGAAGAGATGATCGGCGCAACCGGGGGCGTCGTTCTGCCACTTGTTGTCGAGTTCGCGCCATGCACCGAGTTCCTGCTGGGCTTCTTGGAAGCCAGCTTCGCCGCCCATGAGGTCAATTTGACCTTTGAGTTCCATGAGCTTTTCCACACCACCTACGTTGTCGATGGCTTCCTTCATCTTCTTGATCTCGGCAGCGGGTCCGAACTTCATCAGACGTTGGTTGGTGAAGTACATCTCCTTGAGACGCTTTGCGGCTCCCGGATTAGCTGCGATGATTTCTTTGAGTGCGGCAGGTAGGTTGCCGTCCTTGGCTTTCCATTGCGCATCTTCAGCCTTGGCAGCGGCTTCTTCGGCGGCCTTGGCTTCTGGATCACCCCCGTCTGCGTCGTCTCCATCCGCGTCTGCGGCGTCCGCATCTACATCGGAATCTGCGTCAGCGTCGTCCGCACCGGAATCGGTGTCGTCAACGTTGGCATCATCGACGTTATCTACGTCGTCGGTTGAATTGTCTGTGGTTGAGGAATCGTCTACGGTCGTGGAGACCGGACTGAGAACATCATAAGGGCTGGTTTCTGCTGTCAATGAAGGCATTACTTCTTCTCCGCTGGAGTCCGTTAATTTTCCCCGTGGGGACTGGTGTACGAAACCAGAGACTCGTGCGAAGGAAGTTACCGATTACGCGGCAGCAGCCACTGGAGGACCGCCGCCCGGTCCACCGGGAATAGGAATCGGCGGAGGCGCGGAGGCCGCTGCATGATCTTGAATGGCTGCGTTGGCAGCCGCTCCTTGAACCGCGATAGCTGGATCAGGAATACGCTGCTGTAGCGGCTTGGCTGCTTGAGGTCCGCCCTGTACGGCGCGGAGATGCTCAATCATGTGCTGGCGAACATCCATGTACCAGCCGTTCTCAAGTTCTTTGGCTTGCTGACCTTCGTCGGAGTTGAGCCAACGCTTGCACTCTGCTGCTTCAAGAACGTTGTCATCCACTTCGGGATCGACCGGGACGGAAGACTGCTGCATATCCTCGGGCTGAGGATTTGCGCCAGTGCCGCCCGCCGTCTGCACTAAGGTCTCGTGCTGAGCAACTTTCTGAATGTCCTGGTCTGTCGGCTGCACGACCGTCTGCACATCTTCATTGGGTGACACGCTCTGCGCGATCTTGAAGTTCTTGTGCATGATCTCAATTTCGCGCAGCTGCTTGTTACGCGAGTCGGCACCAGGAATCTCGAATCCCTTCAAGCCTGTGTTCTGCTTGAAGAAGTATTGGTTGTCGGGGTGCTGAAGTAGCTGCTGGAACTGAGGGTTCTGACCCATGAACTGAATCATCTGCATGAGTCCGGCCTTCTGTGCTGAAGGAGACTCAGGGATGCCGCCGTCGTCAACTACGGGCTTGCACTTGTAGTTGCCAGCGCGAAGCGCGTCAATATCGACACTGACATCAATATAGGACCCAGTCTCCGGGACCATGCTCGACATCTCAGACCCTTCACGAGTCTCAGCCAACTGCACAGCCTTCTCCGTGATGTTGGCGAGGAAGGTCTTCATCGGGCCATAAGTAATGGAGAGGGCACCCAGAGCCTGATCGCGAGCCTGACTGTAGACCGCCGCCGTCTTGGCGTTCACCATAGAGCCGCCGAACAGCGCGGGCTGGACGGACGAAACCATCTGAGCAACAGGACCCATTTCTTCCTTGATGCTCTCCATCATGTCCGTAGGCTGCTGAGGAACTTGCTCCTTGAAGAAGCAGTTACCCAGAGGCTGAGTCGGATACGGATTCTTGATGGGCATGTAAACTTCGGGCGAAGCCAGCTGGTCGGTCATGCCTTCTTCAGCGACTGCCTTGGAGTCTACGAACTTGAGCGGTGTACCCTTTTCCCATGCTTCTTGAGCAAGGTTGATCTTGTTGTTCACGCGCTTCTGGATGGGGATAATGAACTCGCCCAGCGCGGCCACGGCCTGACCGTCACCCGGCTGCGGCAGGCAGACTTCGAGGACGTCGTCCATGGACTCTTCGGCAGCTTCCACGAACTCATTACCAGCGAACGTGACGCGCACGCCGCGAGGATACTTCGCTTGCAACTCTTCACGAACACCCTTGGGGACGAGCATGAAGGAGCAAGGACGAATCCAGCACTCACAGATAGTGACCAAGTGAGCGTAGGTGTCGCCCGCGTACATGCTGTCTGTTCCCTGCAACGTCGCGAGGCGGCAGAGGCGGTCAAACTGATCGGAGGCTGGGCCAGTCATGCCCGGCTTGATCTTGTCGGCCTTCTCCTTCCAACGATCCTTCGCCTGGGCGACAGAAAGCTCGTGGGAGTAAGTGGCATAGTGGAACTCGCTCTTGTCGCGAGCGGTGATAGGAACCTTCCACTCAAGGACTCCAGCGACTTCAACAATTTCCTGAGTCTTGGGGTTGCCTTCCTTGTCGTATCCGAACTTGGGGTCGGTGACTTGCTTGATGCGACCGATGGTCCGCCCGTCAGTCCAGAAGTAGCGGGCCATGTCCTTGAGGACTTGGCCGATGTCTACGGCGTAGTAGAAACACTTCTTGTACTTCTCGGCTTCCTTGGCTGCGCGAATGTCGTCAATTTCTTTGGTGTTGCAGGGGAGGAACACAACTTCCGGAGCGGTGCCCGTGAGCGAAGAGATCATGCTCTTGCCCAAGGCCGTGTAGAAGTTGGTCACATAGTAGAAACGGCTGTTGGTATCGGAGTTGCCGCCGTTGGTGGAGTAAGGTAGACCACCTTCCTGGGGAACGATCCAAGTGGCCTGATCCGAGTTGAACATCGGATACTGATAGCCGCGCCAGAAATAGCGGGCCTCGCGGACGCGGATGAGTTCCTGTCTGCGGTTCGGCATTTCTTCCATGCCGAATTTCTGAAGCAGCTTCCGAAACTCTTCAATATGAGCGTCGGGAACCACTTCCTCTTGATCTTCGCCTTCGTCCTGAGCGTCTTGATTCAGCTCAGAATTCATGAAGGTCGAAACTTCATCGTCCATTGCGAGAGCCACGAATTACACCTTCTTGGGATTGTTCGAGATCATGCTGCCGCTCTTAGCGGCGTGTTCAGGGAGTTCCTTGCCCTTGGTCGCTTCGTTCCACTCATCCACGTCAACGCCCTGCCGAATCATTGATCCGCGATTGGCGTTGAAGAACTTGCGCTGCGCTTCAGACTTGAACGGCATTACATGTCCGCGCCGGACATATCGTCCGAAGGAGTGTGCTTGGTGCGCACCGAAGGCTTGGAAGCGGCGTGGGACTCGTGTCCTTCGCCGAACTCATCGCCGTGACCGACGTGCTTGCCAGCGTGATCCGCGGCAGACTCGTAGTCGTCGTGCTTCGTGAGACCTTCTTCGGTCTCTACGGAGTAGGAACCGTCGTGATGCTTGTTGATCGTTGCGGACTCTGCGACGTCGTGACCGTCTTCAGATACGCGAGACTTCTTTTCAAGAGGTTCGCCCTGACCGTCCTTGGAACGGTTCTTGTTGGACAAATCCTCTTTTGCAAATGCGTCGAATGGGCTGCGGAACATAGGGGTGACCTCTCGAAGGAAGTTACCGATTGGCAATCGCGGCCTTACGAGCGCGTTCCGCGTCTTGGTCGCGGAAACGTGCGGAGTTTGCTCGCTCGAATGCGCGTGAAGCCTCGGAGTAGCTCATGCGCTGTAACCGAATGGGCTTTAAGGGAGCAGAGGAGTCCTTCTCTACAAACGGCGCGGACAACGACACCAAAGCATGGTCGCGGCAACGAATCGCTTGCTCCAACGCGGCTACCTTGGCTTGTTCGTCGCGCAACTGAGTCATCAGGCCGCTGATTACCGCCCGGTGCGTGAAAAGTGTGACGAAGAACTCTCTTATTCTGTTCATGCCCTTGCTCCCGTGCGCGTGAAGCGCGATCTTCCGAATCGAATACCGGGTCCGGACTTTCTGTTCTGTTTCAGGTTGATGTCGAGGATGTATCGCTCCTGATTCGTCGCGCAGGCATCCATAAGCCGCTTGCGCATGACGACGTAAGGAACTTCCGCCGCCGCGAGCTTGGATTTCAGTCCGTAACGGACTCCGTCGTAGATATCGTCCGAAGGATCACCCTCGCGCTTGACCTTCAGCACGTCGTTCGGGTTCTTGGGGTCGCGCATTAGGCGCGGAATGGCGAAGAGTAGCTTTTCGCAGTCGTCGGAGATCATGAACTCCGGCATCGGGATGGCGTGAGTGGGATCCTCGTCAATCTGCTGCTTGCGACTCATCAATTCATCCATGAGTCGCGCTCCGCCTACACGGTCGTCGTCTGCCATCTGCGGATAGGGGAGTCCACCGTCTACGAGTGCTTCGCCAATCTGTTCGGCGATGGTGTTCTGAGCACCCTTCTTAGAGAAAGCATCGGGAGAGAGGTAAACAGCCTCGATGTGTTCGGGGTCTTCACCGTAGACGCTGAGTTGAACGATCTTCTCGCCTAACTCGCGCTCACCGATCTGGAAATCAACGAACTCGCGATAGCAAACAGTGACATTCCGCTCCTCGCCCTCTTCATTCAGGATGGTGATGGTGCTGAACCAGAAGACCGTACAGAAGTCGTTGTATCCCCAGTCCACGCTGATCCACTTCTGGTGCCAAACTTGCGAGTGGACCAAACGACCAACGAGATGACGGTCCAACTTGATCTCGGCTTCGTCATAGCGATTGAAATAGCGGCCCGTGTTGGTCTCCCACGAACCCTTGATGTAGGCGTCTTTCAAGAAGTCAGGGAGCTTGTCCAACTTCTTGCGGTAGTCCATGCCCAGCTTGGTGTCTGCGGCATACGTGAGGTTGTCGTCCAAGGTGGCCGGGATGTACTCGTACTCGGTCGGGTCGTAGGTATCAATGTCCTCGCCGGGGAGAGCACGCTTGACGGTTTGCAAATTGCGCTTGTAGGTTCCGTCAGGCTGTAGCTCACCCACGAAAAGAGCCTTGTGCCATTCGTGGCCGATACCAATGGGGTTGGTGCCCAGGGCGATGAAGGGCACGACGTCGTTGCCGTCCCGGTCCTTGCGAATAGGACAGCGCAGCTGAGCGATGAGGAACTGGAACTGGAAGTACGTGAACTCGGTGGACTCATCAATGAAGATGGCCGCGTACTCGTGGCCGTTGTAGGCCAGAATGTCCTTCTCATGCTGAGCGCAGCCGAAGAACATCTTGCTGCCGTTCGGGAAAGTGACGCAGTTCTCCGACTTGTTGTAGTTCTTTAGGCCGCCGTAGATGATGGGCGGGACGTACAACTCAAAGTGGCGCAGCAATCCCTTTTTCAGTTCGGGATAAGTGCGGCGAATGATGAGGACGTTGCAGCCGGGGATTCGTAGACAGGTCGCAATGGCTTCCCAGAGGAGAGCGAAGCTCTTACCCGGTCCCTTGCTACCTCCGAACAGACGATAGACCGCGCTGCTCTCATGGAAGCGACGTTGTGCGGGATAGGGAGTGTAGAAGTCAGACAGCTTAGGTGCAGCTGGCCTGACAGTGCCAGGACGACGGAGCATTTACTGGACCTTCCGAATTGACCTCGGCAGGTCGTCCACGACGCCCTCGTAGCCGCCGCTGCTCTTCTTTTCGGGAGTGGCTTTCTGCTTGGAGATGGACTCACCGATGCTCTCGCGAAGCGCGTTGAGCGCGGCGGTACCCCGCGTGTCATTCAGACAGCGGTTGAAGTGAGCGAGCGCAGCTTCTTCCCAGCCGTTCTTTGGTTTGTGGGCGAGCCGCTCTTCGGGACTCATGCGGAAAATGCGGATGAGGGCTTGACGGATGTACTTGGTCTGGCCGCGAGTGGCTCTTTCGGACGTTTCCGATTGCTCGGAGTTGGCCTCTTCCACCATCGCGTGGATGTCTTGATTTTCCAGTGGCATAACTTCTCCCTGAAGGAAGTTACCGACTGGTGGTGAGTTAGATTTTGAATCCAGCTTTGCTGAGACCGAAGTGAGAAGCCATCACTGCGAGGTAGCCGAGACCAGTCTTGACCCAGCCGCGAAGTTCCTGCTTGTCAATGTCGTCTTCAACCCCGTCCATGCGGGTTTCCACTTTGGCGAGACGTTCAGCGTGGTTGACGATGGAGTTGTCAACTTTGCTCTCAATCCGCTGAAGTGTTTGTAGGAGTAGATCGTCGCCAGCCATAGTGTCCTTATGCGTTCACCAAGTAGTAGAGGAGAGTCAGCGTCGCAGAGCCGTTCGGCTGTCCGACCGTGAGGATGTCCACTTCGAGAGTTCCATCGCCGGAGCCTGAATTCACAGTCGTGCCGTTGCCTGTGCTGGGTTGGTTGCCTTGTCCGCCAGTGTTGATAGTGAACGTGAGCACGCCGCCGCCGCCGTCAACTGTGTCCACGGTGCAGGTGTTGTTGTTGTCGCCAGATTCGACGGTGAACTGGTCGCCGGGTGCGTACCCGGTTCCAGCGTTGCCGCTCGTCACTTGAGCCGTCAGGATCGGTCCTGCGTTGTAGACACTCTCTGCCGAGAAGACGAGGCTCTTACCGATACATGCACCCGAGACGTCATAGCTGCTTACGGGGTTCGGAGTGAAAACAGTGACAGGCGTCGCACCATCAACGAGAAGAGCGTCACTGCCCGGTGGGAATGTTCCACCTGAAGGTGCGTAGATGACCGTGCCACTTTCGTTGTAGCCAACCTGACCCACTCCACCCGCATATCCATTCGTGCCGCCCGTGTAACTGAAGAAGAGACTACTCACAACGACAACCTGAGTCCCGCTCGGCGTCACAAGAGTGACAGGCGTGTAGCCGGGGTTGGAGGCGTCCGACAGGATGAGATCCGCTGCGCTGATCGCGACAATTGCTTGCTGGATGGCGGACGAACCACCCCCGGCTGAAACGTTGTTATTGATGATGATCGACATGAATGTTTCCTTATGACTGCGTGTACCAAACTGTGCCGCTGATCTGAATCGCCGCGCTGCTATTGATGACGAACCCTTTGCCTGATCCAGTGATGAAGAGAGGGTCGCCGTCACCGTCACCGGAGAAACTACCCGCAGGAATCAGCGGGAACGCGCCGGAGAATGAAGTCGGTGTGCTGTCCTTGATCGTGATCTGCGTCGTGGTAGAACCATCGGCATTCACAAAGAAGATGCGCATGATGCGGATGGTCTTGCCCGTTGATCCCGCGACGACTGTGTTTGCTCCGCTGGCGTTGAAGCTGATCGCAGCTTGCATGTAGAGCGATGTGGTAGGCGCGGCGGGAAGCGTGGCGACTGTGCCCGTGACGCCGACGTTCCAACTACCCGACTGACTTGCCG